AGGATGGGATGATGGTAATCAGAACGAAGAACCAATGAGACCCGAACTAAAACAACAAAAACAATGAAACAAGATAAGTCAAGGAAAATAGAGAAAAGACTTTTTTTCTTAAAAAACAAAATAATTTATTGCATAGCAAATGGTTTAAGACCTTATTATTTTCATCAACAATTGGAAGTTGAAACAAACAAATGGTTCAAGCAAAGAAGTGAAGAATATAAACAACAAGAACAATAGTAACATATAAAATAAACATAAAATGGAAAACAAGTTAAACACGGGAGCAATCTTCAAAAACACGAACAAGAAAGCGGATAACCACCCAGACTACAAAGGAAAGGTAAACGTAAACGGAAAAGAAATGGAAGTAGCGTTATGGGTTAAGCAAGGGAAAGCAGGATCATTCTTCTCTGCAGCTTTCTCAGAACCTTATATAGCACCTGAGACAATGGAACGCAGACCTATCTCTGATGCAATGGATGATTCCGACTTGCCTTTCTAATGTACGTTGATGAGGGAGGATTGCGAAAGCAATTAGAGATTTTGCTTCGTACCAAAACACGAAACCAAATTGTGCAAGAGATAAAATCAAACACAGGAAGATTCCATCAGTACCAGATAGACAAATTTCTACAGGGTAAAGATGTAACACTTTGCACAGTGATCAAGCTAGACAACTACGTTAGCCGAGAGATTTACTTAAACGATTTAGAGCCACTTTAATTAGTGGCTTTTTTATTGTTGATAACTTTTTAGCAATCCGATTAGATTTTCATCGTAAGTTTGATTAGAAATTAATCATGGACAAATTAACCATACTAGCAAATCAGCACAAAGATTGGGTGAGAATCGTCAATAGTTTTGGCGAATACTTCTTAGCTGATGACATCGTACAAGAAACATATATTAAAATTATACGTTTAAATCATATAGATAAGATAGTAACTGACTCAGTCAATAAGAATATAATGTGGTTAATCCTGCGTAGTGTTTATGTTGATCATTTAAGAGCTAGAAAGATTGAAAGCGTATCTATTGACGATTGTGTGAAGTTAAGTTATGATGATTGCAACATAGAAAAACACGAAGCATTTAACATAATTGAACAAAAGATACAGGAAGAAGTAGATAAATGGCACTGGTACGACATTAAACTATTTAATCTATACAGAGAATCAAACTTATCAATGCGAGAGATAGCAGAAGAAACAGACATCAGTCTAACTTCTATATTTAACACATTAAAGAACTGCAAGGAAAGACTTAAAGAATCAATTGGAGAGGATTTTGAGGATTATTTAAACGAAGATTTTGAACTAATAAAATAAACAATGGCAAAGACAACAACAAAAAAAGCACAAGGATTAGGAGATACAATCGAACAAATCACAGAAGCAACAGGAATCAAAAAGCTAGTTAAGTTTATTGCTGGAGATGACTGCGGATGCGATGCACGCAAAGCAAAGCTAAATGCACTATTTCCATATAATAAACCTGAATGTTTAACAGAAGTTGAATACAACTATTTAAACGAAACACAGGTACTTTTCAAGAACTCAATCAAACCTTCAGAGCAAGACGAAATATTAAAGATTTACAACCGTGTTTTTAAAGTAAGACAAGAGCCAACATCATGTGCTAGTTGTTTGCGTGAAATAGTTGTAAAGATGCAACAAGTATTCAACGAGTATAAAGACGAAGATGCCAATTCCTAAACCACATTCAGGAGAATCAGAAACAGACTTTCTTAAAAGATGTATGTCTGACAACGTAATGGTAAGTGAATACGATGCACAACAACGTAGCGCAATTTGTCGCACCAGTTACACAGAGAAACTTGCAGGGGAAAAGATATCATTTGATTACGATGGAACATTCTCAACTAAGAAAGGATTTGACAGAGCAATCAATCTTATTCAATCAGGTGCAGATGTGTACATCATTTCAGCGAGAGATTCAAAAGACGGAATGTTAGTCAGAGCAAACAAAGCAGGAATACTTTTCTCAAGAGTTTACGCTACTGGAAGCAACGAAGCAAAAGTGCAAAAGGTAAAAGACTTAAATATTACAGTTCACTACGATAACAACAGTAAAGTAGTTGAGGCTTTACCGAATATCGGTAGACTTTTTACATAAACACGAAATGAAATACTACCTAATTGATCACGGAAAAGAAATGCTAGAAACTGCTATGGCAGTAACAGACCAATTTACTAAGCAAGGATATCACTATGTAGTTTACTTAACAGATGCTGACGGACTAATGTGCGTAGAACAAATAAGCGAGAATGAATTTTTAGACCACTTTAAAAACAACCAAAAAACGAAATAACAAATGGCAAAAGTAGGAAGACCAAGAAACCTAGAATCACCAGAACAACTAAGTGAACTATTCGACAAGTATAAAGCAGACGTAAAAGCAAACCCAAGAATTAAAAGCGTATTCGGAGGAAAGGAATTTGAAGAAAGAGCAGAGCCACTAGAAAGACCTTTAACACTAGAAGGCTTTGAATTGTTTTGCTTTGACAGAGTAGGATGCGTTGAAGAATATTTTCGCAATAAAGATAAAAGATACGAAGAATATACCACTATCTGCACGCGTATACGAAAAGCAATACGTCAAGACCAAATCGAGGGAGGTATGGTAGGGCAGTACAATCCGTCCATTACACAACGTTTGAACGGCTTAACAGAAAAAGTTGAAAGTACGATTATAACTGAGCAACCATTGTTCCCTGAGGAGTAAGTATGTTTAAAAGAACATCCGCTATCAACAAGATTCTTTCGTTAAAAAAACGAATTAAGATTATTCAAGGAGGCACATCTGCAGGAAAGACATTCGGAATTTTACCTGTGTTGATAGACAAGTGTGCTAAAGAACCAAACCTAGAAGTTTCCGTTGTTGCAGAATCAATTCCTCACCTTAGACGTGGTGCATTAAAAGACTTCATAAAGATAATGCGTTGGACAGGAAGATACAATGACGATAGGTTCAACAAGACGTTATTACGTTACGAGTTTGGCAATGGTTCTGTAATGGAGTTCTTCTCAGCAGATGACGCATCTAAACTACGTGGAGCAAGACGTGACATCTTATATATCAACGAGTGCAACAACGTCAGCTTCGAATCATACAACGAGCTTTCAATCCGGACTAAGCGAGAAGTATTCTTAGACTTTAATCCTGCAAATGAGTTTTGGGTACACAAGGAACTAAAAGACGAACCTGACTCAGACTTCATAATCTTAACGTACAAGGATAATGAAGCTCTTGATGAATCAATTGTAAGCCAAATAGAAAAGAATCGTGATAAGGCACTATGGAGTTCTTATTGGGCAAATTGGTGGAAAGTTTATGGACTAGGAGAGATAGGAAGTTTAGAAGGAGTAATCTTTAATAACTGGAAGACGATTGACATAATACCTGCTGACGCAAAATTGATAGGAATAGGGCTAGACTTTGGATATACAAACGATCCAACTTCTGCAATAGAAATCTATAACTACAATGGACAAAGAATAATCAACGAGATATGCTATAGAACAGGAATGGTAAACTCTGACATTGCAAAAGTCCTTCCTAACAGCGTAACAATTTACGCAGATAGCTCAGAGCCAAAATCAATAGAGGAAATTAGAAGATTCGGAAAGATGATTAAAGGCGTTACAAAAGGAGTAGATTCTATCAAGTTTGGAATAGACGTAATGCAAAGACAAGAATACTTAGTTACAAGTTCAAGCACAAATCTAATCAAAGAGCTTAGAAGCTATTGTTGGAGTCTAAAGAAAGACGGAGAGAAAACAAACGTACCTATAGACCATTTTAATCACGCTATAGACGCTTTAAGATATCACGAGATGGAAACACTAGGTTTAAAAAAGAACTATGGACAATACAACATCAGATGATCTACCTATGATGAAAAGAGTAGTAGAAGATTACATCTATGAGAAGACAGGAAAACGGATAACAATAGTATTCAATGACGTCATGCAAATACGCAGACACTTTCAAATGTTAACTGCAGCTTTCGACATTATCCACGTACAACAAAACAAAAATAAATCGTTTAATTAATATGAAGTTAGAAATCAACGTACCTTCTTCTTTAAGTGAAATTCCACTTAAACACTATCAGGACTTCCTTAAAGTTCAGGCAGATTCCAACGATGAAGAATTTGTCGCACAGAAGATGATTGAAATCTTTTGTGGTATAACACTAAAGGATGTCGTTAAAATGAAGCTAACGAGCTTAAATGAGCTTATAGCACACTTTACAAAGTTATTCAGTGAGAAACCTAAGTTCCAAAATAGGTTTAAAATCATTTCAGACGAAGGAGAGATTGAATTTGGATTTATTCCAGAGTTAGAAGCAATTACTTTCGGTGAGTATGTAGACTTAGAGAATCACTTAACAACTTGGGACACGTATCATAAAGCAATGGCAGTTATGTATCGTCCGATTATCAAAACACGAAAGGACAAGTACGATGTAATTCCTTACGAACCTAATGCAGATTTCCAAGAGTTAATGAAGTTTGCTCCACTGGATGTAGTGCTAGCAAGTTCGGTTTTTTTTTGGACTTTAGGAAACGAGTTACTGCAGGCTACCCTGAATTATTTAGAGAAGGAGATGAAGAAGGACAAGAAACTATCAACGACTTTTCAGAAACAACTCAATTTGCAAAACGATGGGGATGGTATCAATCAATATATGCTCTCGCTAAAGGAGACGTTACAAGATTCGATGAAGTTACCGAGCTTAGACTTACTAAATGTCTCACTTATCTCACCTTTGAAAAGCAAAAAAACGAAATTGAACAAAGACAATTTGAACGCAATTTAAAACGATGACAGGATTCTACGACATATTAAATAAACTTAAGTGGCATTTCGATAATGACGAGATTGTAAACACGGTAACGCAAGGTGATATCTTTCAAGTTGATCTAAACAAGCAGACTATCTTTCCATTAACTCACATTATGGTTAATAGTTCGTCTTTACAAAGCAACACGCAGACGTTTAACGTGTCTATTATATCAATGGATATCGTAGACATTTCCAAGTCAGAAGTAACAGATTTATTCCAAGA